AAAGACACTAGGGCAGCTGATAGAGGCGGCCTGAAAGACCGGATAGCTGACCACATGATGGATGGGTATGAGAAGAGTCTAAAAGAATATCTTGAGTCTCAAGACAAGGTAAAGGCCATAAACGAAGAAGCTCGTAAGCAATTGGAGAAAATGAAATGAGAGTAGTGGGTTTATTATTTGTATTTACTTTGTCTAGCTGCACCTCTGTTGAGCAGGTTATTGCCAATAAAGAGATATATTGCTCACAGTTTTATAAAGGTGTCCGGGCAGTTGGACGTGGTGCGTTATCCGCTACTACTGGGGTGATAGTGCCTGATGTCTGTGACACTATCGACACGATTGTGGAAACTGTCGAATGAAGCTCGGCGGCCTACTTAAATCACTGGCCCCTACCATTGCGTCAGCCGCAGGTGGGCCAATGGCCGGAATGGCTGTCAAGATGGCCGCATCCAAGCTAGGCTTGCCAGAAACTGCGACTGCTAATGAGATTGAAGATTTAATAGAAAGGGAGCCAGATAAAGCTGTCCTTGTAAAACAAGCCGATCAAGACTTTAAAACCAAGATCAGAGAGATGGAGATTGATTTAGAGTCCTTCAAAACTGAGGTCCAAGATCGTCAACACGCCCGAGAGACATTCAAGAATGACTGGACACCAAAAGTGTTCTGTATATTGGCGCTTATCTTGTATGGAGCTTACGTGATGACCGTAACGCTGATGCCGCATGACGCAAATGATGAAACAATTATTAGTCTAGTGCTGGGACAATTGTCAGGAATATTAGGCACTTGCGCGGCCTTTTTCTACTCAGGAAGCAGTACAAAGAGGTAATTATGCAAAAATTAATTGAAATGCTTCGGCGTCACGAGGGCGAGGTCAAGACTAATGGTCGCCATGTGGCATATAAGTGCCCTGCCGGGTACTGGACTTTGGGGATTGGCCGCAACATCGATCCCGAAAACGGCATAGGGCTTTCAGACGAAGAAGTAAATTATCTGCTAGAGAACGACATTGAGCGGGTAATCAAGGAATTGGCTACAGAATATACGTGGTTTAACGACTTAGACGAGGTTCGTAAAGATGCTATGATTGACATCGCCTTTAACCTCGGAGCCACACGTTTGAGGCTATTTAAGCGTGCATTAGCTGCCATGGAAGAGGGTAACTATTCAGAAGCGGCTACAGAATTCTTAGACTCTAAGTGGGCAAAACAAGTGGGTGGTCGAGCCTTGGAGCTGACAGACCTGATATCTAGCGGAGAGTACGCGGAATAATAAGATGGCTTATTTCAGACTGGCGCTTGCGCCCGGTATTGACAAGCAGAACACTGAGTACGGCGCAGAGGGCGGCTGGACCGATTGCGATAATGTCCGCTTTCGTTACGGGCTTCCTGAAAAAATAGGCGGCTGGCAAGAATTCACTGATTCTGGCTCGAATTACCTAGTCGGAAGTCCCTCGGACATTTACACGTGGACCAGTCTGACAGGCATACCATACGTTATGGTGGGCACGCATAAGAAGCTTTACGTTGAGACAGGTGGCGCATGGTATGACGTTACACCCATACGCCTGACCACGTCGGCTGGCGATGTTACTTTTGCCGCGAGTAATGGATCAGCCGTCATCACTGTAACTGACACTTCGCACGGCGCTCTGCAGGGCGATTTCGTAACTTTCTCTGGCGCCGTATCCCTTGGCGGCAACATCACCGCAGCTATCTTGAACAGTGAGTATGAGATAACTGAAATACTAACCGCGAACACTTATACTATTACCGCCCCAGCCAATGCGAATGGTTCAGATACTGGTAATGGCGGTGGCTCGATTGTGGGCGAGTACCAGATCAACACTGGTTCTGACATCAGCTTTTTTGATTTTGGCTGGGGCACCGGCACTTGGGGACTTTCAACGTGGGGCACGCCGCGATCTGGCGTAACAGGCATTAGCCTGTTCTCGCGAGTATGGCAGTTTGATAACTTCGGTGAAGACCTTATATGCCAGTTGCAGGACGGCAAGACTTTTCTCTGGGACCTCAGCGCAGGGACCACGGTCCGAGCGACTCAAGTGACTGGGGCACCGACTAAGAGTAAATACGCTCTGGTCAGCAGCCCAGACAGGCATTTAGTCCTTTTTGGCACGGAAACCACCATTGGTGACGCGGCTAGTCAGGACCCCATGTTTGTGCGGTTCTCTGATCAAGAGGACATCAACACCTTTACCGAGAGTGCCACCAACACCGCTGGCGGCCAGCGTCTGACTGACGGCAATGAGATCGTGACGGCCATCAGATCACGTGGTCAGATACTGATAATCACTGACACGTCACTGCACGGCATGCAGTTTATCGGACCTCCCTACACGTTTGGCTTCAATCAGCTGGGCGCTAACTGTGGCTGCTCAGGTCCTCACGCGGCAATCGACGTTAACGGCGTAGCCTTTTGGATGGGCATTGAAGCGTTCTATTTATTTGACGGTACAGTGAAGAAACTGCCTTCGACGGTGCAGGATTACGTCTTTGAAGATATAAACCTTGTCCAAAAGAACAAGGTTTACGCTGGTTTGAACAGTCAGTTTAATGAGGTCACGTGGTATTACTGCAGCAACAGCAGCAACTTTATAGATCGCTGCGTGACCTATAACTATGTCGAAGACACGTGGGCCATTGGCACGCTCTCCCGCACTGCATGGCGGGACTACGGCGCTTACGACAACCCCTTGGCCACGGACTACGACCCCACTGGCGCAGAAAGCACTATATCAACCATCTATGGCTTGACTGCAGGCCGTTCTCAAGTTTATCAGCAGGAAAAAGGCATCAATGCTGATGGGCAGCCGTTGTCGGCGTTCATTACGTCCGGTTACTTTGACATCGGCGACGGTGATAACATGATGCTGATGCGGAAGTTTATACCGGATTTCAAGGACCAGCAGGGAGATTTGGCGGTAAACCTGTTCTTGCGGTCCTATCCTCAGGCCACCGAGACGAACAGCTCGCTGGACCCTTATACTATTTCGCCCACGACACAGAAAGTGGACACCCGAGCGCGTGGGCGGCAGATATCGCTTAAAATAACCAGTAGTGAGCTTAATACCGATTGGCGTTACGGTACACTGCGCGTGGATATTCAACCGGATGGCCTCAGATGAGCAAGATTACCAATGTGCGTTTACCTAACGTCACCAGCCCAGATTACAACCCAGAGCAGTTTAACCAGCTCGTGAGATCGCTGGAGCAAATTGTCCTGCAGCTGAACGCTTCTTATACGTCCTACGTGTCTGAGAACAAAGGCACTGGACGCACGTGGTTTGGACTATAGATGGCCGACAAATTCTTACAAAAGAATGCCATACCGTCGGCCTCAACCGAGACGACGCTGTACACGGTGCCTGCTGCCACGACAGCTATTGTCAAGAGTCTCCGAATAACCAATAGATCAGGCAATCAAGCGGATATTGATGTGATTCAAAACGACAGTGGCACGACCACTGACCTTTATCTTTTGACGAACTCCGCTTTGGCTCACCATGCGACCACAGACGTTTTTAACGCGGTGCCCTTGGTGCTTGAGGAGGGTGACAAGCTGAATATCCAGTCTTCCCGAGCCGATACGCATTTTTATCTGTCCTACCTAGAAGTGGACAGGAACTAATAATTTCTTGATAATTGCAGTACTTACACGTCTCCCGGCGTGCGCCCTATGTGGCTACCTAAAACATAAAGGATAGGACATGGCTGATGCGATGCCGGGACTGGCGGGTCTCCCTCCCCAAGCCGCCGCACAGGCCCCTGCTGGGCCTGCTGAAATGACACCAGAGAACCTTGCTGTATTTGAACAGATGCGGCAGGAGATCCCTCCGTCTGAGTTTTCCGAAGACCTCCTAAGCACGGCAGCAGAAGCCGACCCGATAGCTGTGGCCGAGTTCAAGGCCGAGCTACGTGGTCTGGAGCTGCCTCCAGAGGCTTTGGATGTCCTAAATCAGATGGTGGACGAGGTTCTGGCGTCGCCTGATCGATATCCAGAGATTCGTGCCAAGTATTTGGCTCAAGATATTCCTGAGGAGATGCTTCCTCCTACCTTTGACCCTGAGTTTTTCGGCGCTCTGAATCTTGCAGTAGACGAGATTCGTGCCACTGGAGGCAGTCAGTTGCCCCCTAAAGGTTTTGCTCAAGGCGGCCTAGCTACTTTGAAGCCCATGGCGGCTGCCATGGCGCAACAGGGACGTTACGGCGACACCATGCTCGCCCACATCTCGCCCCGTGAAGCGCGAATGCTGCGTCAAATGGGCGGTAGTGGCACGACCAACCCCAACACTGGCCTGCCTGAGTTCTTTCTCAAAAGCCTGTTTAAAGGAATCAAGAAGGGTCTGTCTAAGGTAGCGCGAGCGGCTAAGAAGTTTGTACGCTCCAAGGTCGGAAAAATTGTCACCACACTGGCGTTAGCCTTTGTCCTCGGACCAGCTGCAGCCAGTGCCATAGGCGTTACCTCCACAGCCGGTGTTGCCGCAGTGTCTGGCTTTGTCGGCAGTGCGGGGTCCACGGCCCTTGCCGGTGGAAACCTGAAAGAATCACTGAAAGCGGGCGCCATAGGTGGTCTCGTTGGTGGTGCGGGCGCGGGTGTCTTTGGTGGAGCAGAGGCGTTCCAAGCAGGCAGCTACACAGGACCAACCACTATCTCTGGCCAGATTGAGAAGGCCACGGACTTCCTGACGGGCGGCGGCCAAGAGGCTGCATTGCCTGATCCTACACAGGCAGCTGCTGAGACCGTAACTGAAGTGCAGGATGCAGCTACTGCAGGCTTTGGTGACCCTCTTGCGGCTGGTCCGGGAGGATCACTGCCTTCTCCTGTGCAATCTGCAACAAGCGGCGGTATTGAAAGCGTAATGCCTCGTGATCTTTTTGCGGCTGGTCCCGGAGGAGAATTGCCTGTTTCTATGCAGCCCACCGCAGGCGCTACTACTCCTATGGTTTCTGGCACTACTCAGGCAGTGACCAAGGCCGGAGCAGATGAGGCATCCAAAAGCCTGTTTCAGCGCGGTCTGGACAAGATTTTGCCGGGACGCATTCGAGAAGCAGGCACTGAAAAAGCTATCGCTAAAACAATGGAGCAGTTTCCCAACTTGACCGCAGAACAAGTCGCATTAGCTGGAAAAGACACAGCTGTAGGCCAGTATCTTGCGTCAAAAATGCCCTCTACAATTGCTCAATATGCTCCTCTGGCCGCTACTGGCTTAGGCGTCATGGGCCTTACAGGTGGCTTCAAGCAAGAAGAGCCGCAGATACCGGAAGGTTTTGAGGGCATCATGGGCACACCGGGCATGGACCTGTTGCGTCAGTACCCAGATATCTATGGCCTACGGTTTGGTGGTGTGCAGCCAATGA